CTGACGAACAACTCAGGGACTTCGGGGAGCTTGGTGACGAACTGACGCTCAACACTGAAGCCAACACCAGTGCCGCAGAGAAGGATGAACATAGCCTCATCGAAGGACTTAAGGTCATCTACGGCTAGGTAGCTACAGTTGTACATACATGTGTTGTCACGTTCAGCAGCAGCACCAGCTGTCATGAGGGAACGCATAGAAGGCATAACCTCTAGGCCGAGGATAGCTTCCTCAAGACGACGTTTAGTCTCAGGGTCAACCATGCCACGAATGATGTTGACAGAGAAACGTGTGACTGTGTCTTCCCAAGACTCACGGCCTGTGTCTTCGTAGTACTTAGCATAACGAGACTTGTGGATGAAGGCTTGGTAGTCGGTAGGTAGGTAGTTGCTAGTCATTATTCTTCTTTCCTCGTAGCTGTTTGTCTTCTTCAAGCCAGACCATTCGATCAATGTCTGCTCGGTTAATTCCAATGTCCTGTAGCTCTTTGTCAGTCAACATGTTCAGTTGTTTGATAGCATTACGATGTGACCGCCATGTAGCTAGGTAGTTCATGTATCTCCAAAACCAACTCATCTGTTATCTCCTGACCCTTGGATGACACCACGTTCCTTGCGGCTCTCCAGTTTCTCAATGTTGTTCTCAGCAATCTCTGTCAAGCTGTACCCTAGATCATTAGCTAGGTTAGCCAAGTACCAAAGTACGTCACCCAGTTCTTTAGCTGTCTCGTGTCGGCTGAACTTATTGTCTCGTACTTGCTTCTTAACCTTCTCAGCAACCTCTCCTGCCTCACCACACAAACCCAACGTAGGGTAGAGAACCTTGTGAGTAGCAGGGTAAACGGCGAAGCTAACTGCTTTCTTTTGGTAGTCCTTAAAGTTCATCTTCTTCTTTCTCTATTGTAAAGCCAATGTCTATATCTGCTAGACGTTCAAGGTTGTCCAGCACTTCCTCCTCAAAAGCTAACAAGAACATCTTAGGAGTTACTCTTGCTGCCTCTGCAATCTCTTCAAGGCTAAACCTCTCCAAGATACGTACTCTCAAGTCTTCATTCATTCAACCATTCCTCAGGTATTTCCTTGTCTGCGTACAGGAAACCGTTCTTTGTACACCAGTCTCCGTAACTTGACTTAGCACCCTTGTAGAGTTTAGCTCGACTGTTGCTAAAGACAAACCTGATGTCGTGTTTAGAACCATACTGTCGTTTTATCTCTAGGTGTTTACGTCTATCGGCAGCTGTGAACCTGCCCTTGGTCTCAACTATGATACCGTTGTGAAGAACGAAGTCAGGTGTGTACGTCCTAATCTTGAAGTCTTCCCACTTGATCTTGGTCTCTTCGTAGGTGTACTTGATCTTCTTCTTCGTCAGCATCTTTGCTGTTTGTTCCTCAAGGCCAGACCTGTATCCAGCCTTGAGTGCTCTCTGTCTAGTGCTTAACTTCCTAGGCAATGTCAATCTCTTCTACTCTAGGAGCTTTGACAACCTCAGTTAAGTACAGAGGGAAGGGCATAGCTGCGTACTTGTAACCCTTAAGACCCTCGCCATCGTTAGCATCTGCCCAACAAACTTTCTTAAAGTCACAAAACACACAGCCAGTATCTAGTTTACGGTTACCTGTCTTAAGGTCTAGGATGTCAGGGTAGCACCGTTCAGGTGGTTCATCTGAAGCTAACTGTTCGTGTAACTCTTCTACTCTTTCATGTGTGTCAGGCAGTACATCTTCTGATGGTTGGTACAGGGTAAGGTCACCAGTAACTTTATTCATAGCCCAGAAAGCTACGCCTTCATTATCTGGTACACCCTCACTGTAAGCAGAGATTTGCTGGAGGTAACCAAACGGATCGTCAAGAGGTAGACTACCGTTAGCAAACTTCTTGTAGGCGAAAGGTGAAGCAGACTTAACGTCTACAACATGACCGTCAATTACGGCGTCCATGTGTCCCGTGATCCCTGCTACCTTTACCTTACCCTGTTCGTGAGATACTGAGTGACCGGACAACTTGGCTAAAGTCAGGAGGATTTCTTCGATGATGTCACCGTAAAGAAACTTTAGCAACTTGTCCCCAGTCAGTACCTCTTTCTTGTACCCCTGCTTGTCATACCATAGTTGTCGGGAGGGCTTACCTATGGCAGACAAGCGGAGGTAGAAGTCACCACTCTTACGAGGGGTTAGTCGAGACCTGAGTAGTTCTTTCAGGTTCTCACCAAAGGCATCGATAGCCTTTTCGTTATCGTCTGTCTTGTCGTACCCATCTGTGAGTACTGCGTAGACATCTTCGATCAGGCTATCAATGCTTTTAGTCATCAGTACTGTTCCTTAAAATTCGATGGACATTTCTTCTGCTGGTTGAGCATCTACCGCAGCATTCGTAGCCTTGGCTTTGATGACTGCACTAGGTGCTTCGTAGTCAACGATCTCCATCACCTGACAGAAGTCAAAGAACATTTCCTTTGTGTCTCGGTTCATGTCAGACAGGTGACCCAACTTAATGATGTTGCCGTAGTTGCTATCACCAATAGTCACGAACATGTTAACCTTGGAACCGTTACCAACCAGTGCTTCTGATGGGTTACCGTTCTTGTCGTACACTTCACCGAACCGTGTCCAACCACCTGATGTCTTCTCTGCAAGGGCGATGTTAATGTGACGAGCACCATCGAATGTAGAGTCCTTGCCTTCCTTGACCTTCTTGTTGATCTTGTAGTCAGTCATCAGTTTCTCTAGCTGGTCATTCATCTTAAGAGATACTGAGTACTCAAGGTCTTCAGACATGTACTTGTTGTCTGGCTCTTGCAACTTAGCCCAGCTAACTTCTACGTCTTTGATTACGATTTTCTTGTCTGCCATGATATATCCTTTCTGGCGTTGGTCTGTTCAAATATATTACTACATACTACATGCGGTGTCAATGGGTTTCTAGCCAGTTGTTACCGATTTTTGCTTCACCGTCCATAGGACAGTTTAACTTGAAGAACTTACCAGCATCAATGATCGACTGCACCTGTATCTCTCCTAGTCTTTGGGCTTGATCTGCATCAACTTCTGTCTGCCATTCGTCGTGTACCCAAGCACACTGTTTAAAGTTTATCCCTTCCTTCTTAGCTTGGCGTTGCCAGAACACATTGGCAAGCCTCATGATTACTGTTTCTCCACCCTGTAGGTAAACAGACAGGGCAAGGTGGTCACTACCGATACGGAGGATACGACCATCAAGGCCTTTCATCCAACCCATACTGGCAGCACGTGACGCCTCACTCTTAAGTCTCTTGAGTGTAGGCAGTGCCTCATAGAAGTTCTGCATAGACTTGTTAGCTTGTGCTGGGTTGCACCCAAGTATCTCTGCAATCTTTCCTACACCTGCGCCTAGCAAGAAGGCGTAGATGAATGTCTTAGCTGTTGGCCTGTCCTTGCAGAACTTACCCAGCGCATTCATGTTGAACGTGTGTATGTCACCGTCAATGACCTGCTCAGTGTACACAGGATCGTTCATGTAGTGGGCAAGCACCCGTAGCTGAATACCTGCTGCATCTGTACCTACAAGTAGCTTACCCTCAGGAACCTTGAATACCTGACGACACTCAGCTGCGTACATACCGTCCATCTTCCACAGGATACCGTCCTTGCCGTGAGGGACAGACGGGATGTTAGCCATGTTAGGACCACGGTGTGCTGCACGGTGTGTGACAGCCCCTGTAGTGATCACTGTGCCGTGTACCCTACCGTCCCCTTGTGACTTCTCTAGCCACTCCTGTGCCAGCTTCCAACGTGTCTCCAGTACCTTCCATGCCTTGAGGCCTTTGACTGCCTGTGGTGCATCGTCAGGGATCGTGGCAAGGTTCTCAGGGCAGACCTTGTAGCTCTCTCCTGACTTGGTTTTAACTGTTGGCTTCCAGCCTAGACGATCCAGACGTTTGTTAATCTGTGCTGGTGATCCAAGGTTGAACTCCTCCCACATGATCTTGGTGTAGTCACCCCATACTGTCTGACCTTCGAGGAGTTGGTTGGCAAAGATAGTGCCGTCCTTCTTGCGTTTGATAGTCACCTCTTTGACTGGCACAGCAATCGGAACCATGAACTCCTTGATGTCTGACTCAATACGCAAGGTCTCTTTCAGGCACACAGTGTAAATTTCTTGAGCAAGATCAATGTCAAGTTGAAATCCATTAGCTTCCTGTTCACACATGATAGAGTGTACCATGTGCTCTAGGTTGATAGATGACTGACTGAAGGCCTCACCTTCCTTGAGTAGAGTGCTGTAGAGCAACTCTGTTACATGTACGTCCTGCTTGCAGTACTCTTTCATCTCCTCAGAGTAGGCAGACCAGTCAGAGAAGTCATCCTTGTAGTCACCTAGACGTTCACCCCAGACCTTCAGGCTGTGTCCACCCTTGCGGGTAGGATCAAACAGACGGGACAGGACAAGGGTATCTACTGTGTTAGCCAAGGGGATGTCGTAGTCCCACAACTTCTTTATCACTGGGATGTCGAAGCCAATGCCGTTGTGGGCAATCCACTTGGTTACCTTAGATGCGAACTTAGCAAAGGCCTTAGGTCCACGAATGATGTAGTTACCCTTGACGCCTACCTCCTTGGCTACAAGGACATGAATGACTGTAGGGTCCAAGCCATCAGTCTCAATGTCGAACACTACCTCCATGTCTTACCCTTCGT